ACGACCAGCGCCAACCAGATGATTCTCGACCTCAAGAACGGCGGTCACATCGAGTTCCGTACGCGCGGCTCGAGCGGCGACGTCGGACGTGGCGGCACGTTCGATCTGGTCGTGGTGGACGAGGCCCAGAGCTACACCGAGGAACAGGACGCGGCGCTGTCACCGCTCAACTCGGCGGCGCCGCTGGGAAGTCCGCAGACGATTCTGATGGGCACGGTGCCAGACCCCGCGAAGCCGTACAAGGGCGTCGTGTTCAGCCGTCTGCGTAACTTCGCCCACACGGACCCGTACGAGGGTCTGTGCATCCACGAATGGGGCGCTCCCGATGTGGGCGACCCGCTGGACGAGGACAGGTGGTACGAGTACAACCCGTCGCTGGGCTACCAGCTGCTCATATCGGCGCTCCGCAAGGACGCGAGGGGCATGTCGCCAGAGACGTTCGCCCAAGAGCATCTGGGATGGTGGGGCGCTGCGACGCTGGCGGCGCACCCGATATCCGCGAGCGACTGGTCGAAGTGCAAGGTCGATACGGCACCAGACGACGGACGTCTGGTCTACGCGGTCAAGTTCGACCCCGACGCCCGCATGGGCGCCATCGCCGTGTGCGTGGACGACGGAGACGGCATTCCGCACGTCGAGCTGGCTCAGGAAATCAGCTGTCGCGGCGGCGTGGGCAGGTTCGTCGAATGGCTGCTCGGCGTGGTCGATTGCGCCGAGTCGATAATCATCGACGGCCAGAGCAACGCCAAGACGCTTGAGAACGAGCTGATGGACGCGGGCGTGCCAGACGAGATGATCGTGCGACCGAACACCGCGCAGGCGGTCGAGGCGTACACGGGATTCGTCAACGCCACGAGGGCGCACACCGTCACCCACGTCGAGGACGAATCGACCGACGAGAGCGTGTGCGAGTGCAACAGGCGTCGCATAGGCACGGCGGGAGGATACGGCTTCCAGAGCAACGACCGAGCGAACGCGACGCTGGTTGACGCATTGGCGTTCGCCCACTGGGGCGCGTTGCAGATTCGCCGCGAGCCAGCGGAGGAGATGATGATAAACCTATGATGGACCTAGCCGGAATCACCAAGGCGGGCGGGCTGACGGCATCCGAGGTCGAGGAGCTGGACGCGCTGCTGCACGTGTACCGCGAGACGCGCGGTCGCAACGAGGCCATCGAGGCGTACTACGAGGGCGACGTCATGGCCAAGGACATCGGCGTGGACATCCTGCCGCCAGAGGCCCGCGAGAAGGTGCACGTGGACCTGTCGTGCGACTGGGCGCGCAAGGCCGTGAAGGCGCTCGCCAACCACGTCCGCTTCGACGGGTTCGTGTTCGACGGCGGCGAGACGGACGAGGGTCTCGACCGCGCGCTCAGGCGCGGCAACTTCGACGCCGAGTTCTCGCGCACCCGCGTGGGCACGCTCAAGAAGGGCGTCTCGTTCGCGTGCGTGAACAACTTCGGGAGCAGCGCGGCGGTCACCTTCCACAGCGCGGACAACGGCGCGGCGCTGGTCAACGAGGCCACCGGCAGGATTCGCAGCGGGTTCGTCATCGCCGACTGCGGGCGCACGGGGTGGGCGCCGCGAAGGTCCGTCGTGCGTCAGGTGAACCTGCACATGACGGGAAGCCGCGTCGCCATCGTGCGCGACGGCCCGAGCACGTGGCACGCCGAGCGCGTGGAGACGCCGCCGGACGCGATGATGATGGTGCCGTTCGTCTACGAGCCCACGGACAAGAAGCCGCTGGGCGGGACGCGCATCACCAAGGACGTGCGCAGCGTCATCGACGACGTGCTGTCCGTGCGGCTCGCCATCGCCGTGAGCCGCGCGTTCTACGCCATACCGATGCGCGCGGTGCTGGGACTCACCGAGAGCATGTACAACGCGCTCAAGGACAAGCCGCAGTGGAACATGTACATCAACCCGTTCCTGCTGGCGACCATGGACAAGCAGGGCCACGCGCCCACGCTGGCGCAGCTCCCGTCCAACCAGCCCGACGCGCTCATCCGCCTCATCGAGACGGACGCAAAGCTGTTCGCCGCCGCGACGGGCGTGCCGCTCCAGTCGCTCGGCATCGTGCAGGACAACCCGTCGAGCGCGGAGGCCATCGTCGAGGCGCGGCGCGACCTCATCGAGGACGCCCAGAGCTTCGAGGACGAGCACCTCATCCCCGCGCTGCGCCAGATTGCGCTGCTGGTGATGATGGTCGAGTCCAACAAGGCGAGCGTGGACGACCTCGACGACGTGCAGCGCACGGTCATGCCGCACTTCAGGAACCCCGCCATGCCGTCCATCGCGGCCACGACCGACGCGGCGATGAAGATAGCGACGGTCAACCCCGCGTTCGCGGGAACCGACGTGTTCTTCGAGATGGTTGGCTTCGACCAGGCGACCATCTCCCGCGTCAACTCGCAGATGCGCATGAACCAGGCGCGGGCGAACGTCGCGGCGCAGCCGATACTGATGGGCAGGACGGCCATGCAGCAGCCGACCACGGCACCGACCGAGCAGCCGACCACGACCGCGAGCGGCGAGACCGATGAGGATTAGCCAAGGCGACCTGCAATACTACCGAGGCGTGCTGGACGACATAGCGACGCAGGCCAGCGCCTACGTGCGCGACGCAATCGGGCAGCTGGGCGACGGACGCGGCGTGACCGCGATGCGCGAGGCGGCGATAGAGGCGCTGCAGGAGTCCGTCGGCATCCACGGCGAGATGGCGCAGTCGCTCGCCGGGCAGCTCTTCGACGAGGTGTGCGCCGCCGAGGGCATCGGCCCGTACGCGTTCGAGCTGGTGGACGACGTCATCGACTTCGCCATGCTCGAACGGAAGGTGCGCTGGTTCGCCCGCACGCTGGTCGAGCATGACGGCGGCGACAGGTTCATGGACGACTGCGGCACGCTGGCCGACTTCTACGCGCGGCGCTGCAACTACGAGTCCATGGTGCGCAACTGCCACCGCAACCACGTGCGCTATGCGAGGGTGCCGACAAGCGGTAACCCGTGCGACTTCTGCCTGATGTTGGCTTCGCGAGGGTTCGTGTACTACGACCAAGTGCGTGCGGAAGAGGGACGTCACGCTCACTGCTCGTGCGTGGCCGTACCAGGCAACGGCGCGGACGCCACCAGTCCAACGCAAATCGAGGGCTACGACCCGGATGCGCTCTACGACCTGTGGCAGGGCAGGCTGAGCGCGACGGCGCACGAGCGCGCCGGGCGAAGGGGCACCAGCTACCAGATAGAGCGCATGAGGATCATGGACAGCTACAAGGCTTCCGCGCGGACGGCGCACGCGAGGCACAAGTACCGGAGGTGAGCATGCTGACGATTCAGGAGATGTTCGACATTGCCATGAGATACGCGACCGCGATGGCAGACGCCATGGTCGCCGCGTGCGTCGCCAAGTCCGTCGAGCTGGGCGTGCGACTGGAGAAGCCCCGCGCGCCCCGCCCGCGCCCGTTCGCCGCGAGCGCATGCCAGCCGCCCGACGACGTGGACTGGGAGCGCATGGTCGTCGGCAACACCGACACGGCGCGCAACCACTGCTGACGCGCGCGAGACTCGCTGAAACGGGCCGTCCCGAGAGGGGCGGCTCTTTTCATATCGGCCCGCCGTGCGCCAGAAAGCGCGGCACCCCACGCAAGGCGGCGAGCGGTCAATCGCCGCACCGACACGCGCTAGGGCGCGGGATAGGAGGCCGACATGGCCGACGGCACGACCACTCCGATGACGGAGGACACCACACAGACTGGCTCAGCTGACCAGTCTGGGAAGGCGACCGAGCCGAAGACGTTCACGCAGGAGCAGGTGGACAACATCGTCAGGGAGCGGCTCGCCCGCGCCAAGGCGACGCCGCCCGCCGACTACGACGAGCTCAAGGCGAAGGCCGCGAGGCTGGACGAGATAGAGGACGCGCAGAAGTCCGAGCTGGAGCGCATCACGGAGCAGGCCACCAAGGCGCAGCAGAGCGCTAGCGAGTGGCAGTCCAAGTTCGAGCAGCTGCAGGCGCAGCGCCAGCGCGAGCTGGACGTCCGCAACGCGGCCACGACGTACGGCGTGGACGCGGACGTGCTCATGCGCATGGGCGGGGACGTGGACGAGAACGCCCGGTTCCTGCAGGGCAAGGAGGCCGCGCGCCCGAAGTTCGGCGACATGCACGACGGCGGGGAGCAGGCAGCGCCCACCGAATCGCTGGAAGAGCGCCTGAGCAAGGCTAAGAACCAGCAGGAGCGCATCCGAATCCGCGCCGAGTTCAACGCACGCAAGCGAAACAGCAACTAGTTAGGAGCCGATCATGGCAGTTCGTGACAACACCATCCTGACCACCGACACCGTGGAGGCCACCCTCCAGGAGTACCAGGCACGCTACAACGCCGACTACGAC